GATAAATTCTATAGCTATGTAAATTCAGAAGTACCCATTGACCAAGTGTGCGAACTTGCAACACCATTCAAAGGACAAAAGTACTGGCAAAACTACACAGATGAGCAAATACAATCGGTTGTGGACTTGTTAAAACTTTGGAAAACTAAGTACGGAATAGATTTAACTTATAACGCAGATATTTGGGATGTAACTAAACGTGCGTTAAGTGGTTCAAATGGTGTTTTTACGCACAATAGCGTACGCAAAGACAAAGCCGATGTATATCCACATCCAAAACTTATTGAAGCCTTAAAGACGTTATGAAGCAAGTTGATTTATCTGACATTGGCGTAAAGAAATCATTATTTGATGACTTAAAAACCCCTGACATTAACGGAATTATCGTTGATTGGGGCAATGATTTAATTACTGCCTTACGGGATAAATTAGCAAAGAACAAATCGAATGCAAGTGGTTCACTTTCTGCTGACATAAAGCCCGTTATTCGTGCAAATGCAAAGGGGGTGAACTACATTGTGTTAATGAACGACTACTACATTAATGTCGAAGAAGGGCAAGCACCTGGAACAATGGTATCGGGTAAAACGTTATTGAAATGGATGAAACAAAAGCTACGTTATGGCTCATTTAAAACTGCATTTAATAAAAATTATCAAGGGTGGTTAGCTCTAAAAATTAGTAGAAATATTTATACAAGTGGTACAAAAGCACGTCCTTTTATTGCACCAACTCTTAACCAAAAGCGTTTAGATACGCTATCTCAGTCAATAGCTGACCACTTAGCACAAAAAATATTTACATAAATTGTAAAATAAATTTGCATATTAAAAAACTTTTTGTATATTTGCTCTATGGATATACAAGAAGTAATAAATCAAATCAAATTAAACAAGAGGCACGGCATCGTATCTAAGGTGTCAAAAAAGACTGGCATTTCTATGCCTACTGTACGCAAATATCTAAATGGTGATATTGTACAACCCAAAGCCCTTATCGTTTTAAATACTGCACTTCAAATCATTAAGGAGGAAAAACTATGAGTTACGTTGTTTTTTCCCTTGCAAAATGTCATTTGTGTGATGGCGACTACGATTTTGAATACGACGCTGAAATTGTACAAGAATTAATCATTGACGAATACCCTGAAGATTTAATTCCTTATACCTTTGTTAGCCACGATGAAGATGGTCTAAGAGATGAGGCAATTGACTGGCATTTATTCGATGATATGGGTAATAGAAGATTAACCGAAATTGTATTAGAATTAAAAAAAGAAAACAAGATATGAAAGAACTATTTTTATCAGTTAGCAATTTTCAGATGGAATGTCCGAAGATTAGCAAGGATGCAAACAATCCATTTTTCAAAGGTTCAAAGTATGCAACCTTACCACACATTTTATCTATTATCACACCTATTCTCAAAAAGAATGGCTTAGTAATTATGCAACCAGTTATCAATAATTGTGTCGTTACTAAGTTAATTCACATTGATAGTGGTGAGTGTATAGAAAGCGTTTATGAAATAAAATGCAAAGACGATACCAACCCTCAACAACTTGGTAGTGGTGTATCTTATGCACGTCGTTATAGCATATCTTCAATTTTGAATTTAAACATTGACGACGACGACGACGGCAACGCTGCGACTGGTAATGTACCACAACAACCAAAGAAAGAAGAACTAACGCCAAAGCACCCTAACTGGGCAAAGGCAAAAGAGCATTTGCAAACTGGTGGTTTGTTAGAAGACATCGAACGAAAGTACATTATAAGTGCTGATAACAAAAAGTTACTTATAGCAGCAAAATGAAATTTTGATTTGAACTTATGGAAAATAATTTAGAACCAACACCAGTAGAATGGTTAGTATCAAAAATATTTGGTGATGCTAAACATCAGGAACAATGGGAAGATGAAATTGAAAACGCAAAAAGTCTTCAACGATATTATACTATTATGAAAGCGATTGATTTTGCTTCTTGGTTAACAAAAGAGGAAAATCATATGGGGTTATTAATATTATACAAAGAATTTGAAAAAGAAATTGTAAAAGAAAAATCAAACGCTAATGGAAACTAATATGAAAAAAACGGCAATCCAAGAAATGATGAATGAATTAAATGAGTTACATCCTAACTTATTAAATGTTCAAACAAAAGGTGGTCGTGAATTTGTACAAACTTGTCATAAATATTTAGCAAAAGAAAGACAAAATATTATAGATGCAGTAAATAATACAATTCAAAATATTAAACTTGATGATGATAAAAATGGATTTATTGCACAAAATGGTGAAGGTTATTTTAACGAAACATACGGACATAACAAATGAACATTACTATAACATCCGACGAAAGTAAATGGCTTAAAGTCCGTGAAGGTAAATTCACGGCATCTGAAATTCACAAGCTAATGGGTACTCCGAGAAACAAATCGGAGTACCTTTCAGAGACGGCAAAGACATTTGTATATGAAAAAGCAAGTGAGCTACTAACTGGTATTAGAAAGCCAATATGGGGCGAAGCGTTAACGTGGGGAGTTGAAAACGAAAAAGAAGCATTTGAAGTATTCCAACAAAATCAAGATGATTTTTACACTTACTATGGCGGTGAGACTTACACGTTTATTCCTTATGGTGAGTACTCGGGTTATAGCCCTGACGCACTTGGCAGTAATTGTTTGGTCGAAATAAAAAACCCATTCAATAGTGGAATCCATTTAAAGAATAGGTCAATCAAATGTGCTGAAGATTTGCTTAAAATACATCCTGAATACTACTGGCAAATGCAACTTGGAATGATTGCAAGTGCAGTTGACTTCGGTTACTTTGTTAGTTATGACAAAAGAATGCCATCTACTCACAACTTATTTATTTCACACATTGAGCGTGAAGATGTTCAAGAAATCATTGATGAAAAACTATATTACGCAAATGAGCTATTGCAATCAATTGTCAAAGAAATGTAATCTTTTATAATTATTTTTGCAATATTGAAAATAAAGTTTGCATTTATAGAAAGTATGTGTATATTTGTATCATAATAAAACAAAAAAGTATGAAACATAAATTAGTAAAAGGAACAAAATTAGTATCAAAAACCAATAAAGGTTTAATTGTTATTTTCAAATCATTTGTAGGTTCTAAAAATATCGAATTTCGAACAATTGATGATTTTCAATTTAGAATTAATGAATTTGAAATAATAGATTAATTAAATACAAAACAAATATGGAAAACAAAAAAACAATCATTCAAAATTTCCCAAGTAAAGCTGATGCTTTCGAGTGGGTAATGTTTAAGATGTTAGATGCAACAGTAGGTTGTATCACAACAACTGAGCAGTTTAGAAATAACGACGCTATCATAGGTGAAGATGAAGATGTTATTTATGTAGGACTTTATAACGTAACCGAAAATGTTTAATTTAATTTTATTATTCGTTTACATTTGTTGTGTTGGGTTTTTATGTATGCTATACTTTACACTTAAAAAAGAACCAAGTGAAGCTACACGTCAAGATTTTATCGACGTTAACGATATGCCTGACTGGAAGCCATTGAACCCCGTTGCAAAGCGTAGTAACCAAGCATTGAAAAAAATGTACAAAGGCAATTTAAAAAACAATTTAGTATGAAAAGTTTTCTAATAGTAAACCAAGTTAAGCAAAGACTTGAAACAAGCACTAAAATGAGAGACGATGATGCATTATTGATTGCTGATATTTGGCGTGAAGAACTTGCCGAACTTGGTGCAAAATCTGTCTACGATGTTTTAAATGCTATAGCTGGTCGAATGGTCACATCATCTGAATCAATCAGACGGTCAAGACAAAAAGTACAACAAGAAAATTCAAATCTTCGTGGTAACGTTTACAATCAACGACACGCAAAAGAAATTGAAGTTTTAAAAGAATTAGAATATATAAAATAACCATAAGGTAAAACAAAATGTATAACACACAATTAGCGTCAATGGTGAAAACAAGTAACCACACGCAGAAAGACACAACGGTAAACACCGTATTGAAAACAAATGATTACTCAAAGTTTAAAACAAAACAAGGTAATCGAGAATTGAACCAATTGCATTTAAAAAGATTAATGAGCAGCGTTAAAGAAATTGATTTATTACACGCAAACCCAATTTTAGTAAATGAAAACTTTGAAATTATTGATGGTCAACATAGATTTAATGTATGTAAAGAACTTAAAAAACCTATTTATTTTTTGATGGTTAAAGGTTTAGGATTAAATGAAATACAAGTATTAAATGCTAATAGCAAAAACTGGAAGATGGAAGATTATGTTGATGGTTATTGTTCAATGGGGATGATTGAATATTTAGAATTTAAAAAATATCTTGAAAATACAGATTTAGGCATTAGTTTGTTATTAGCGTTACTATGTGGAAGTGATAATGGAGATAATACTTCTGAATTAAAAAATGGTAAATTAAAATTAACGCATAAAAATAGAGCAATTGTTATTTTGCAATGGTTAAAAGATTATTCAAAATATTATGAAGGATGCAAAAGACGTTCATTTGTTTTAGCGTTAAATCAATTATATTCTATCAAAGGATATAACCACGATAAAATGATGCAAAAATTAAAATATCAAAGTGCTAAATTAGTAGACTCATTGAATGTAAAAACTTATCTTGCATTACTTGAAGAAATTTATAATTTTAAAGAAAGAAATGAAAAATTAAGATTTTTTTAGTATCTTTGATTCGTTAAGTGAGGTGTAGGATATCTCGATACTTTAACCACTTTTGCCCCGTTGAATTTGTTGCAATCCTACTGCTGCATTTTTGATGGGGTTTTTTTATGGCAAAAGACAAAAAATCATTTATACTTTACACAGACCAAAGTGGAGTATTTAACCAACTACCCGATGAAATTGCGGGTAAATTAATCAAGCATATTTTTGCTTATGTAAACGATGAAAATCCAATATGTGATGATTTGATAATCAATATTGCATTTGAACCTATTAAACAATCTTTAAAGCGTGATTTGAAACGCTATGAAGAATATATTGATAAACAATCAGTTAATGGGGCAAAAGGTGGTAGACCAAAGAAACCCAATGAAACCCAAATAACCCAACCCTTTTTTGATAAACCCAAAAAAGCTGATAGTGTAAGTGATAGTGTAAATGATAATGAAACTGATATATTAAATAATTTAGATTTTAATTCTATTTGGAATATGTATTTGAAAGTAGGTAATAAAAAGAAATCAGAAGAACTTTACAATAAACAGACAAAAGCAAAGAAAGAATTAATTAGAAATCACATACCTTTATACATTAAAAATCACATCGACAACGACAAAAAAGATTTCATTCCACATTTAACAACTTATTTGAATGGTGAAAGATGGAATGATGAATTACCGTACAAACAAACTAAACAACCAGTACAACCACGATTAGAAAGGAGAGCAAATTTAAATGATTAATTATTCAGAAGACAACATAATGGGTGCATTTATAATGTCCGATTATGCAAAGACAAAATTACCAAGTGTAAACCCTAAATGGTTTAACGATTTCAATTCAAGGGTTGTGACTATAATGCAACAACTTTACTACGATAGTAAACCAATAGCACTACATACCTTATTCCCTTTTTTTAGAGAATATGCTTTTCAGTTGACAGATTTTACAAGAAAGTTTGTCACAGATAAAACTTTGGATTATGATTTGTTATTACTTGAAGTAAATTACAAGAAAACAAAACTTGTTGAAGATGTCGCTAAAATCGATTTTAACGATGAATTAAACGACTTACAGAATAAATTGGATATATGTATTCAAGAAAGTAGAATAAGCGTTAAAAATCAAATAAAACCAATGTCAAAAGTAATTGGTAATGTCTTAGACGAATTACAACAAAGAATTGACAGAGGGAATACGCTTGAAGGAATATCTACTGGTTGGAGATATTTAGACAAATACATTGGTGGTTGGTCAAAAGGTAATCTTGTTGTCATAGGTGCGAGACCAGGAATGGGAAAAACTGCACTTGGTTTAAATTTCTGTATTGAAGGATGTAAGTTTGCAAAGTATTTATTTGTTTCAATTGAAATGTCAGATGAAGAATTGGCAAAAAGACAAATCAGTTATTTTTCTAACATTGAAAACTACAAAATTAGGAACGCTAATATGACATCTAAAGACATTGAAAACATATCTGAGATGTTATACAACAACGAACACGATTTTGATGTGATAGATTCAAAAGACAATAACGTTTTTAGTATAATATCGGTTTGCAAATTATTGAAAGCCCGTAAAGGTTTAGATGTGGTTGTAATTGACTACTTGCAAAAGATGGACGCTAACGAAAAAGATACTCGTAAAAATGTAGCGACTATTTCAACTGCCTTAAAAAACTTTGCTCGTGAAACTGGAGTGACTGTGATTGCACTTGCACAATTAAATCGAGACGGAAAAGAAGATAGACCACAACTAACGGATTTAAAAGAGTCAGGACAAATTGAACAAGATGCTGATGTCGTTTTATTCCCTTACAGACCATCGTACTATTTAGATGTGAAACCTGATGTCGAATTGGATTGTGAATTAATCATCGGCAAAAATCGTCACGGACAATGTATTGACATTCCAATGAGTTTTGAAGGCAAGTACACACGTTATAAAGAAATTTTATGATAAGCGAAGTTAAAAATATGGATTGCATAGAATACATGAGTCAGTTTCCTGATAATTATTTTGAGTTGGCAATTGTTGACCCACCGTATGGAATTGGAGTTACTAAAAATAAAAGATTAAATAATAATTCTAATAATGATTGGGATAATGAAATACCTTCAAAAGAGTATTTTAATGAATTATTTAGAGTTTCAAAAAATCAAATTATATGGGGTGGTAATTATTTTATTGAGCATTTAAAAAACACAAGATGTTATATAAATTGGGATAAATTAAACCATTCAGATACTTATGCTGATTGCGAAATGGCTTGGACTTCTTTTAATGAAAATGCAAAAATATTTAAATATATGTGGGATGGTAATAGATACGGATTTCCAAACGCAATACAAGGAGTAGGTAAAAAAAGCATAAGAACCCACCCCACCCAAAAACCAGTTGCATTATACCGATGGCTTTTACAAAACTATGCAAAGCCAAATGATAAAATTTTAGATACTCATTTAGGTTCAGGAAGTTCACGTATTGCAGCCGATATGGAAGGATATGATTTTTACGCTTGTGAACTTGACAAAGATTATTTTGATGCAAGTTGCAAAAGATTTGAAGAATACAAACAACAATTAAAACTATTATGATAGATTATTATGTTTTATATCTCAAAGAACGTCGACAAGTGCGATATTTAGAAAGCAAAGTAGAAGTAAGCGAACGAAACTACCAAAAAGAAATACAACGCTTAAAAGAGATGATTATAAACCCAATCCACAAGATGAACAAGAATAAAGAACTAACAGAAATTTTACAAAAGGTTTGTGATGCCAGTGGTATAATGCCTCACGACATAATTTCCAAGAATAGAAAGCGTGAAATAGTTATAGCACGTCAACTATTTTGCTACATTACAATAAAATATTTTAATTATACGCTGGTTCAAGTAGGTAGGTTTTTAAATCGACATTATAGCACGGTTATACATAGCGTTAACGCTTACACAGATTATTTACAAATGAAGTACAAAAACGAAACGGCTATTTATGAGGATGCAAAAAACCTTTTATCAATTAGTAATGCAAAAGGATAAATATCAGGAAGTGTACTGCCTAAATTCTGAAGAAGAAGTTGACTACTATAAAAAAAAAGCTGAGAAAAAAGGATATAAATTTGTAGAATTGAAAAAAATATAGTAATATTTGCACATCAAAAATAAAATACTGATAGAAGTAGCAAAATCAGAATGGCTTTATAAGGCGAGTAAAACTATCTCGCCACTATTCCACGACGATTTGGCTCAACATCTTTTACTTATTTTATGTGAAATGCCTGAAGACAAATTAACAAAGGTTTATCAAGATGGTTATATTAAATTGTTTTGCATTAAAATAATGTGGTCGCAAAGTTCAACACCACGTCAAAAGTTCTACGACGTTATGAAGCCCATAGGACTATTTGATATTGAAAATGTACAGATAGAATATTTAAACACTATTGACGATGCCATAGAAAAGGAAAACAAATATAAACTGATTGAAAATGTAGTAAGCAAAAACAAATGGTATGAGCGGGAAATCTTTACAATGTGGTCAAATGGTGAAAGTGCCAGGTCAATACACCGTAAAACTAAAATAACATTACGTGAAGTACTAAGAGTAATAAAAGACATTAAAAGACAAATAATAAACGAATATGAATAAACTTCAAGCATTTTATATTCGGATAATGAAATACCACGATATAGACAAAACAATAAAACACGAAATAAAGAAAGACTATGAATTTATTAAAAATCATTATTGTTTGCCTACTGATGACAATAGGCTACAAAGCGAGGGAATTAAAAGAGAAGGACGAAATAACGTACCTAAATAACAAAATAAACACTTTACAACAACAACTAACAAATGAAATTAATTATCGAGATATTGGGTATTTCAAGTTTGGGAATAATCATTGCTACAGTTATGACACCACAACTACCAAGTAAACTAAGAATCAAACCATTGACTTGTGAAAGTTGCATAGCATTTCACATTGCGTTAGGTTACTTCTTTAATACCTGGCACATTGCTTGTATTATACCAGCTTCTTTATGTTACATTTTAGCGTACAAATTATATAGATTATGACAAACGAACAAATAGATTTTATTTTAGAAGTTGAGCAGTACTTAACTGCGTTCAGAAAAACAATGGTTATGAGAATGCCACCAGCCGACGAAAATAAAGTAAGGGCAATCCACCAAGAAGTAATGGGAAATCCAATACCAATGTGTGGTAGTTGTTTTGTAGACTCTTTCACATCACTTGTGATAAGAGCAAGATTTGAAAAGGAAACTCAGATACCAACAATTAGTGAAATAGAAAACAACGCTTTAATTTTAGCACAATTAGCAGACGATGAGCAAAAGCCAAAACGCAAAAGAAAGTGAAGAAACACACACAAATTTATATGAAGTATTTTGGTTACCATTTAAGTGACTGGTTGCCGTGTGAAATTTGTGGATGTCAGGCAGTAGATTTGCACCACATCGAAGCAAGGGGAATGGGTGGAACTAATACAAAAGATACCATTGAAAATTTGATGGCACTTTGCAGAGGACACCACGTTCAATTTGGAGATAAGAAACAACACAAAGAAATGCTTATAGAAGTACACAATAATTTTATGATACAAAATGGAAAATAGTTTTGGTGGTTTATGGAGTGATGAAAAATGCTTTCAATGGGAATTACAAAACAACATCTCATTGGATAACCAGTCATTTGTAAACCTTTACAATAGCACGGCAAGGGAAATATCAAAACTTGTAGAATTTGAAAGTTTTGCCGATATTGGTGGTGGCGTAGGTGCGTATTCACTTGCAATGAAAAACCTAAATAAACAAGTATATTACTACGACTTAAACAAACACCATTTTAACTATGCAATGAGTCACAACGTCGCACACTATTATCATCAAAACGATATTACCCAAAACAAAATTAAACACGATTTAGTGGCTTGTATTGAAGTAATGGAACACATCACAGATGATAAGCTAAATGACTTATTGACAAACGTAGATTGCAAGTACTTTCATTTCAGCAGCACACCAAACACCACAGATTTTGATGAAGAATGGGGTCATATTAACATCAAACAAGAACACGAATGGATTGATTTATTCCAACAACACAACTATCAACTACATACAAAAATGAATTTACCCACATCGTGGAGTTTATTATTTAAAAAGATATGAATATACAAGTAGTAAAAATAAAGGATATTAAAAACAATCCTAACAACCCACGTATAATAAAAGACGATAAGTTTAAAAAACTTGTTGCCAGTATTCGTGAATTTCCAAAGATGTTAGAAATTAGACCTATTGTCGTAAACGATGATATGATTGTATTGGGTGGTAATATGAGACTAAAAGCAATAAAAGAATTAGGTTTAACAGAAGCACCCGTAATTAAAATTAGCGATTTAACAGATGAGCAGCAACGTCAATTTATAATTAAAGACAATGCTGGATTTGGTGAATGGGATTGGAATATGTTAGCGAATGAATGGGATGTTGAAGATTTGGATAAGTGGGGTTTGGATTTGCCTTTAATTTTAAACCCAGAACAGTTTGGGGATGAGTTTAAATTACCTGAAGGAGACAAAGCACCGTTTCAACAAATGACTTTTACATTAGCAGATGAACAAGCAATACAAATTCAAAATGCAATTGCTGATATAAAAATATCAAATGAGTATAAATATATGGAAACAATGGGCAATGAAAATTCAAATGGGAATGCACTTTATTTAATTATAATGCAATGGGCAGAGCAAAGGAAATAATCGTTAAAGTAATACCAAGTAAAATTGCAAATGAGTTTGTAAAGAAAAACCATTATAGCGGTAAGGTTGCGGCTACTGGATTAATTTGTTTTGGAGCTTTTTTAGATAATAAAATTATAGGGGTTGCACAATGGGGAAGACCTATAAACAAATATCTTCATTTGCATTTAATTGAAAACACAAAGTGGAATGATTTTTTAGAATTAAACAGATTAGTTTGTATTGATGACACACCAAAATATACTGAAAGTCGTTTTATAAAAGTATGTCTATTATTAATTAAAAAGAATGCACCACAAGTAAAATGGGTTATGAGTTTTGCCGATGCTACTCAATGCGGAGATGGTACAATTTATAGGGCAAGTGGTTTTGTTTTGACAAACATAAACGATAGTAAACAATTATATGAATTACCTAACGGAGATACTTTACATTTAATGGGTTTGCAAGGTGGACAGCACGGAGCGTTAAGGAAAAAAATGTTAGAGAGTGGTTATGGTAATGCTAAAAAATATATGGTTGAGGTTTTAAAAGGAAAACCTTTAGTAGGTAAACAATTAAAATACATTTATCTAATTGACAAAACTTGCAAAATAACCGTTCCTATTTTACCATTCAGCAAAATAGATGAGGTGGGTGCTGGAATGTACAAAGGAAAAAAAGTAAGTTTATTGGAAAGGAAATTGAGCGAAGTGGTCGAGTTGAACGCCCTCTCTCAGCTGGATGCCGAGTGTGTTACCGATACACTAACTTCGCTTGTAAACAATACAAATATATAATAAAAAAAGCACAACAATAGCACAATGGCAAAAAAAGACATAGAAAAATATCAGATTCAAAAAGGTCAAGTATTAAATCCAAACGGCAGACCTAAAAAATACATAACTTTGTTAAAAGAACAAGGGTATAAAATATCTGAGGTAAACGATACAATACAAGTTATGATGGCGATGGATTTAGAAGAACTTAAATCAGTATGGGAAAACCCAAAAGCAACTATACTGGAAAAAACTATTGCAAACGCAATGCGTAAAAGTTTAGAAAAGGGTAGCTTGTATTCACTTGAAACATTAATGAATAGAGTGTACGGAAAACCAAAAGAGACAGTAGACAATAATATTAAAACAGAAGAACCAATAACAATAACATTAAATTTAAAACAATGACAGAAACAATTTATCTTGGAAATGGTTGGGAGGACCAGTACGGGAACAACGTATCAATTAACATCGAAAAACTAAAACAAGCCATTGCAAGTGGAAAACTTGAAGTCAACAAATATGGTGATGTGAAGTTAAGAGTTGGCAAACTTAAAACGCCAAACGAAAAAAGCAAAGCTACTCATTACGTCGCAGTACCTAAACCAAAAAACGATTTGCCATTTTAATGAAAGCGATTCTTGAATTTAATTTGCCTGATAACCAACACGATTTTGATTGTGCAGTTGATGGTGCAAAATGGATGTCTGCAATGTGGGAATTAAACGAGTGGTTAAGAAGTCAAACCAAATATGCACCTGATACAATGTCAGACGATACGCACAAAGCATTTGAAGAAACAAGGGCTAAACTCTACGAAATACTAAACGAAGAAAGTATAAAACTATGAAAGCATCTTGGAGATTAACTGAAGAACAAAAACCAAGTGATGACCGTGAAGTAATGGGCAACTATTCTTTTGGCAATCAATTGATAAAATTTGATGGTGAGTATTGGTACGACACAACGTCTGAGATAGTTGTTAGTGAACCGTTGTATTGGATGCATATTCCCAATTTACCACACGAATGAGAATATTAGTATTAATGGATAGTGCAAGTGGGGTGAGTTTTCACAGACTATTCACCCCGTATGCTACAATGCAACAAGACTACGATATTCAAGTAGATGTATCACAAAAACCCCCTGAGTGGATAAACATTGATTTTAGCGTTTATGATGTCGTTATATTCAATAGATGGATTTCGGTTGCCCAATATAACATATTTGAAAAGTTAAGCGAATTAAACATACCAACTATTTGCGACGTCGATGATTATTGGGTAGTGCCTAAATCAAACCCAGCTTATCGAGTGTACAAAAAAATGATTAAGAATGCAACTAAGGACGCTATTTTAAACGCAACGCACATTACATCGTCAACTACTTTACTTGCTGAGAAGATAAAAGAGATAAATACCAACATTACTATTTTACCGAATGCATTGGAGTTAACACAAAATCAATGGACGTTTGAGAAAACAAAGAATGATAAGTTGACAATTGGCTGGGTGGGTGGTATAACGCATCTTGAAGATTTGAAACGTGTAGGCAATAGCGTAAAAAGATTCTGTGAGGAAAACGACGCTATCTTTTATATGGCTGGTTACCACACAGAAAGTCACGAATGGCAAATGTGCGAAAAGACTATCACGGGCGAATCAATAGAAAACCGTCCTAACTGGTTTAAAACTATTCGAGGTA